TGGCAAAAGAAAAAGAGATATGCTCTTTGGATTATTTCTGATAACGGTGTTCCGATGGATAAGTTAGAAGTAAAAGGATTGGATATTGTTCGTTCATCATTCCCAAAATCATTTCAGAAACTTATGAAAGATGTTATGGTTGATATTTTGAAAGATAAAGACAAAGAAGAAATAGATGAAAATATATTGACTTTCAAAAGAAATTTGAATACCGTTTTGTATTCAGAGGTTGCCAAGACATCTTCGATAAAAGACATCAAAAAATATGCAAGTATGGTTACTGGTGGTGTTCTTGGTAAGTTTGGAAAGGGAACACCGTCACATATTAAGGCGGCTATGAACTATAATAATCTGTTAAAAGTATTTGGTTGTCCTCCAAAGTTTCCGCCAATCAAAAATGGTGATAAGGTTAAGATTGCTTATTTGAAAGCCAACAAATATGGTTTGGAAGAGTTGGCATTTCGTGGTGATTCGGATCCAGAAGAAATCATTGAGTTTATCAAAGAACATTTTGATGCCAACGAATTATTTGTGTCTGAATTGGATGGCAAGTTAAGAAACTTTTATGAAGCAATGAAGTGGGATTTCCCAACAGAGAATAAAAAAGTTGCACAAAAGTTTTTTTCGTTTTGATAATTCAAATTTTTTTCGTATATTTGTATACATTATTTTCTAATCATTAAGGATTTTTGTTATGGAAAAATCAAAGTTGCTCAACTTTATCAGCAAGTATCACTTGGGTAAGTTGATTCAATCTGTTGCTTGGAATATGAACGGTGGACTTTCTACTCGTTTCATTTCTGATGATAAGTGTGTTGTTGGGGAAGTTAAGTTAAAAAGTTTTCAAGGAGACTCTTGGAAATTTGGAGTTTACAATACAGACCTTCTTGTAAGTTTGTTGGGTGTTCTTGGAAACACGGTAAACTTTCAAGTTAATGGTGCCGGTGACAAGGCATTCTCATTAACTATTGATGATAAATCAACTACGGTAAATTATATGTTGGCTGACCTTGCAGTTATTCCACCTGCTCCAGACCTCAAAGAATTGCCAGAATTTGAATTGGATATTACAATTACAAAAGAATTTATTGATAAGTTCATCAAAGCCAAATCTGCTTTGTCTGACATTGAGAAGTTTACTGTATTGAAGAATGATAAATTGAACAAGTATCAGATTGTTCTTGGTTATTCAAATACAAATTCAAATCGTATCTCGATTGATATTGATTGCAATGCTAGTTCAGATATTGATGCAATTAGTTTCTCTGCAAAATATTTTAATGGTATTCTTGCTGCTAATAAAGACCTAAATGGTGGAACACTTAAAGTTTCTTCACAAGGTTTGGCAAAAGTTGAATTTGATATTGATGATTTTGAAGCCAAATATTATTTAGTAAAATTGGATAATAACTAATGCAAAAATATTTTTATGAAAAAGGTAATGTTCTATTCTGGCCATGTAATATAACATATGGTGAGTTGGTAACTTATGATGATAAAAAGTTTTCCGAATGGGTAGAAGATTTACGATTGAGGTTTTTGAAAGATTGGGATGAAAATGGTAAACCGCCACTTGTTGGCAGAAGTGAAGACGAAATCATACAATCATTTTCAAAGCTCCGTCAATTCAATTCTTCAAAGATTTTTCATAATCCAGAAAAAGGTAATGACGCTGACATCATCGGCGTCATTGCCAATTTTTCTAAAAATGGTTCTGCTGCTAACCAATTTTTTCCAACAATGTTAAAAACAAAAATAGCAAGTGGAACAAACGGTGAAACTTCAAGATCAATTTATGATTTCTTCACCGATGAACTGAAAGATACATTCCACCATGTTATGCGTAGAACTCTATACAATGATTCAATGTATCTGTATAGTAAATCCATTTCATCAAATCAAATCAAGAATCCATACTTCCGTGAGGGAGAAACACTTCGAGATTTCTTCTTAGCATTTAAGAATGGTGATGGTAGATTTGATGGACAAGGTTTGCGTATTTCAAAAATATCTTGCACACTTGAAACCTACAATAAAAAATATACAAAGTATTTAACTATCAAAGCCGATCAAATTCGTGAGTTTGTTAAGGATGGAATACTTGATGAAAGTATGATTTTTTATTTGGGTGATATAGATGAATTGTCTGATAACTTTATGATAAAAAAAGACGGTGAAGAACCAAGAGTAAATGTTTTCTTGGTTAGAGTATATGAAAAGAGTGCAAAGTTATTTCCACAAGCATTTCAGATATTCCGTATTTCATTCTCACAACCTGCTGTAAACTTTCCACCAATGACTGCAAAGTTTTTGTATGAACATTTTACGAAACATATTCCGGCAAGTGAAATGGTTACGGTATATGATCCAAGTGCAGGTTGGGGTGGTAGAATACTTGGTGCAATGTCTGTAAGTCGCCCGATACATTATGTTGGAACTGATCCAAATACAGACAATTCTATTCCAGAATTGGGAACAACTCGTTATGAGTATCTTGCAGATTTTTATTTGAAGTCTATCGGTGAGAAAGGTAGTTCTCTATCTTCAAGATTTTTTGATGTAAAGGAGGATCATACATATGACGTTTTTCAAGATGGTTCGGAATTGATTCAACACAATCCAAAATTTAAAAAGTATGAAGGTAAGTTAGATTTTGTTTTTACATCGCCACCGTATTTCAATCGTGAAATGTATTCTGATGATGATACTCAATCATATAAATCACATGGAGAATATGCAGATTGGAGAGATAACTTTCTTCGTCCAACACTTGAAACTGCTGTTAAATACTTGAAAAATGATAGATACCTTTGTTGGAATATTGCAAATATAAAAGTATCTGCAACTAAAACTATAAACCTTGAAGAAGATTCAATTAACATTTTGAAATCACTTGGAATGGAATACAAAGGCAAAATGTGTATGTTGATGACAAAGATGATTGGTAATTCTGATCCGGAAAGACTTGCAAATAAAGTTTTATTCAACGGTGAGTGGTTTAAACATGAGCCAATATTTGTATTCTATAAGCCATAATATGAAAGTAGATAGTGAAAGTTTAGGTAAATTTTTTGATGTTGATCCGCTAGAAGTTCGTCTGTGGAAAGAAACGGGTGAATACTTTGCAGGTAAAAGAGAATTGGATGATACGATTGATTGTATCTTTCAGTATTACCGCAAACATGGTTATCCGTATATGAAAATCACCGAACAAGAAAAACATGAACACATGAGAAAACTTCAACAGTTTGATTATGATTCTATTTTCAAAGATGGTGATATAATTCAAACCATGAACGGACTTCGATTGGCGTGGTCATACTTTCCTCATGCAATGGAAGTAAAGTGTGGCAATTCTAAAATGTCTCCTATGGATAATTTTTTGAATGACCAAACATTCAAGATGACTATTCGTAAATGTTTGAAATGGTTATCAAAACATTGGGGTGGTTCTTTTCAAGAAAACCGTTTGCGTCAGTCGCTTAAAATATATTCTGGTGTTCAAGGTGTTTCTAATTTCAGACCAACAGCAGCCGGTGTCATCTATAAAAAATTTGGTGGTGATGGTGTGATGTGGGATATGTCTTGTGGTTGGGGTGGAAGATTAGTTGGTGCTCTTGCTTCACCATACATCAAAACTTATATCGGAACAGAACCATCTACGAAAACATTTGAAGGACTTTGTAAACTTCGTAATGACTTTGCATATATTGGTAAGGATATTCAATTAAACATGATGGGTTCAGAGGACTATCTTCCAGAAGCAGAATCATTGGACCTGTGTTTTACTTCACCACCATATTTCGATACAGAGAAGTATGCAGATGAAGAAACTCAATCATACAATAAGTTTCCAACAAGAGAAGATTGGGGTTCTGGTTTCTTACAAGGAACATTTCGGAACTGTTACCACGGTCTAAAAAAGGGTGGGTATATGTTAATCAACATAGCCAACACACCAAAGTATAAAGACCTCGAAGAAATGACTATAAAGTATGCCAACTTAGTTGGCTTCACTCACACCGATACCCTGCAACTGATACTATCTGCCGTCATGGGTGCAGGATATAAAAGAGAGCCAATCTTTGTTTTTCAAAAATAATTTGGTTCTTATCTAAAAATTTTGTATATTAGTATATGAATTTATCAAACATTAAGGTATGTTATGTTTAACCCCTCACACACAATTTGGAACGAAAAGTATCGTCCACAGACACTTGACACTTATGTTGGAAATGATACTGTAAAGGCAACGTTTCAACAATACATTGACACCAGTGATGTTCCACATCTACTTCTTTACGGTGATGCCGGTAGTGGTAAAACCACACTTGCTAAGATTGTTGCAAATACTATTGCAAAAGATAACTACATTTACATCAACGCATCAGATGAAAACTCCGTAGATACTGTTCGTGATAAAATCAAACAGTTTGCATCTTCGATTGGTTTCGGTGGACTAAAAATAATTATACTTGACGAGTGTGATTATATGACACCAAACGCTCAGGCGGCACTTCGTAATGTAATCGAAACATTTAGTAAGACAACTCGTTTTATTTTGACTTGTAATTATGTAGATAAGATTATCGATCCTATTCAATCGCGTTGTCAGATATTTAACATAGTTCCACCATCGAAGAAAGAAGTTGCATCACATCTTGTAAAAATTCTTGATGGTGAAAGTGTAAAGTATGAGAAAGATAATCTTGTAACAATTATCAATCAGAGTTATCCGGATATTCGCCGTGTAATCAACACAACTCAAAGATGTGTTATCGGTGGTGTTTTGAAATTAGATGAAACAACTTTGGTAGAACATAATTATCTTTCATCGATTCTCGATGTTCTGAAATCAAGTAAGAGTAAAAAAGAAAAGTTCGATGTTATTCGTCAGTTACTCGCTGACAATCATGTTAGAGACTTTAATCAAATGTTTCGTTATCTTTATGATAATGTTGATACATACGCTAATGGTTTCGTATCTACAATTATTTTAATTATTGCTGAAGCACAGTATAAAGACAGTTTTGTTGTAGACCATGAAATAAATGCCATGGCTATGTTTATTCAAATTATTATGGAAATTGACCAAAGGAGGTAATGATGGGCGTATATGATATTAACGGTGGTGGACAAATGCCACCACAACAAAAACAAATGACGGTAGACATCAATCAGGCAAGTGATATTGAATGTTCAAAGTGTGGAAATAAATTTTTCCATGAAGTGACATTCTTCAAGAAGTTATCTGCACTTCTTTCACCAACTGGACAAGAAGCAATAATTCCAATCCCAACATACGCTTGTTTGGAATGTGGAAATATCAATGAAGAATTTATGCCAACAAAAAGACAACAGTTAAACGATTGAGGATATAATGAGTAAAAGTTTATTTGATCATATTAAAGGTATAACTTTCCGTAAAACAAAATGGGAAGAACTTACAGAAGAAGATAAAAAATCTTGGAGCAATTATATGATTGCTCGTTTCTTTTCAATGGAATCACAATTCGTTGAAGCAATAAATGAGTTTCAAAAATATTCAAATGGTGATTTAACTTCAAAAGATTACTATAAACTTTTACTCGATGTTCTACCTAAACAATCAATATTCTTAAAATATATCAAATCAAAAACTCGTGTTGAGATAGAGCAGGAGTTTGTTGATATATTTTGTAAACACTTTGAATTGGGTAGAAACGAGGTATATCCGTATATTGTTTTTCTTAAAAAAGAGAATCCAGATGAACTCATTGAAATACTAAAAATGTACGGAACAAAAGAAGATGACATTAAAAAATTTGAGAAACAATTAAAAAATATAAAATGAGGAATATAAAAATGTCTATATCTGAAATAGATTTGAGTGTGAAACAATCCGATGTTGTTAGACAAATGGAAGAAAAGTTTCCTGTTATGACTGCAGAATTTAAGCGTATTCAACAAGTTCAATACGAATTGTTCTGTGCAAAACAAAGTAATTACGGTCCTGATAATATATCAATGGGTAGCCCACTTGAAAAAGAACAAGACC